CATCCGTACTGCAATAAACAGGTAATGCCGTGCCGTGCTTTTCCTCATTAGAGAAGTCCAGTCTGTATGTGGGCGGTAAGTCCTCAATCTCGGGGATAAACTGCCATCCGTAATCCCACTGAGTAATAGCGGAGGTTACGGTACATCCCATTGAATTGATTGTCCCTCTAATGATTCTGGTTGTATCCATAACACCTCCTCTTATACCACTGTATTCACATAAAACAGAAGTGCAGTCATTGTATAATTGTCGTATGCACCTACCCTATTATTGATAACAATCGACTGAGACCTCAGTCGGCTCACCCACGTTCCGACAACGCCGTTTACTGAGTAAGGTAAGTGGAAATCCCCGAAAGTTATATCGATGCCGACAAGCCTCGCGTTCGGAATATCACTCGCGAAATTGATTGTAGTTTCACTCATGTTATTACTTCCACTGGGGATAGTGACTGTTCGCCTTACAGCCTTGATCTTCACGCCACCCATATTCTCACGGACTTTGCTTATTTCCGTGTCTCGGTTGGTCAGTTCACCAGAGATCTTCTCGGACGACCATACCTTGTTATTCGCTGTGGATTCATCGTCGATGATTTCTCCGATAGACTGCTCGGCATTGCCAACGCGCGTTCCCAAAGCGGTTATCTGGTTTTGGAGATTCCCTGCTGCGTCCTCAGACAGCTGATCCTTCATCTCATTAAACCAGGCAGTGAAGGCGGCCTGCTGTTCTGCGGAGTACTCCTCCTGCCAGGCTGTAAGCTGGCTCATGAACTCAGATGTGTCCAGATGGTCGATCAGCTGGGTGATGAATCCGCATACAGAACTGTCGCCCCTCGTGTCTGTGATGGCACTCTGTGTAACAGATGTCGCTCCCGCTTCAACCCTGACCGTAGCAAGGCATAATTCGTAATAATCACCGCTCGCCGGCTGCAGGAGCTCAGGCGCTGCAGGAGTCGACGCCGGTGTGCCCGTCTTGGTGATGATCTCGCAGAGACGGTTCAGGTAGTTACAGCGAAGCACCACGCGGTCAATACGCGGAAGATTTGCATTTGCCGCAGCCAGGGTAACCGTAGATTCTTCCGCATCATATGCAAAAGCGCCGTTTATCATGGCGAAGCCCGGACGGATCCTGACCGTGAGGCCCGTATCTGCATTTACCTTGAAGCAGTCACCGGGGGTTGCCAGTACGCCGCTGCTTACCAGGTTGGCAAACAGCAGCCGGAAGAGATCTGAGGTCTCAGCGCGGTCGAATACCGGCATGCCGTTTTCGTCGACCCCAGTAACCTCAGAATCAAAATATCCATATCTAATAGCCATGTATTTTATGTCTCCCTTTTGATCACCTGACGGATGTCAGATGCTTTATCGATACCGAATGTCAGCGCCAGTGTCCGACGGCTCCCTTCGATCGTTTCAGTGACCTCTGTGATCCGCTTGGACATCTCGATGTTGACGTCGGTGTATCTGTAAGTACACAGATCTCCGAGGTCATAATCGACGCCGTAAACCAGGTTCGCAGATGGATCCACGTTTGAGTTGACGGTTTCGACCATGCCGAACTGAGCCAGTTTGTCGAGACCCCGCTGGATGAGCAGCTCCCTGTATTCCGCATCGGAATAAGTGTGCGTTGTGGTCCCGATAACGTATGTCTTCTGCAGATCCCTCGCATCGACCCATACCTCGCGGCGCTCTTCATTCGGATCAGTACGGATGTCTACTTCAACGATGTCCCTGTCGGAGCCTTCACCAGCTCCGGCAACGTAAGCCACGTTCTTGTAGGCTGTTTCGTCCTGGTTGTAGACTGCGTCCCGGATGTTACGGAAGCTGTCCGAAAACGTGGCCCAGCTGTTAACGTCCTGTGTGTCAGTTCTGTCCAGGCCTTGCCAGACTTCGAACTCCAGCGTGTTGTCTTCATACGAATAGACCAGTCTGTGGGACATGCCCTGCGTCTGTTCTGTAGTATAGAGCTGATCGCTGACGTTTTCGCCGGTGGCCTGCAGACGTATGCTTGACCCGATCCCATGCCTGGTGCCAAGCGACAGGTTGGAGATCCTTCGGTCAGCTCCGGAACTGATACAGTGCTGGTCGACAATATCGCGTGATATGTCTTCGAGGAGCCCTGATTTGTTATAGGTACTGTTGATCACCCGGTTTTCCAGCAGCGTCTCGGAAAAGTAGCCTTTCGCATAGGCTGTCTTTTTCCCGGTATCGCTCTCAGTGAAGTTCCTTTCCCGGATGACTCCCAGTTCATTGCGGTCTGTCCTGTATATGTATGCCCCACTGCCTTTGCGCACCAGGTCATAATATTTCGCAGGAAAATAGAGCTCGAAACTGCCGCATTTGTAATACCTGCGGACCCATATCAGTGTGTTTACGATTCCAATCACGCCGATCGGCTCCATTGCCTCATTAAGTACGATGATCCGCATGATTTACACCCCCAGATATTTTGGCCTGTAATACAGGTACACGTCCATGTTGGTGTAATCGCTGTCGGCGTCATACACAAGGTAGTTGTCTCCGACAACAAGCTGGAAAGGTGTAGAATGCCGGTCAATCTTCTGATATGTGTTCACACCGTTCAGCTCAATGACCTGATGGTGCTCGTCTGTATCGATGATCAGCTCGTCTCCCTGTTCCATGGCAACCCTTACACGCATATACTCGCCGGTCATGGTGTTCGTGATCTTCGGATTTGTGACAGGCCCGCGTGCCGCCTTGAAGCGTATCTGTACGCCTGTAGGCACATCGCCGTCATTCAGCAGCAGGACATCGCTCTTAAAGACCTTATAACTAGCTACATGGCCCTGAAGAGCACAGCCCCTGAGATAGTGACTGTTTCCTGCGTCTACAGCATCATATGCTGCCACCTGGTTATGTCCGGAGACGCGCCAGGGAAATGCAAACATCGGTGTGACCTTTGCCATGTTCTGGCCGAAGTTATCAACGTTGAGCATGTACGGGTCCGGGCACTTCAGATCTACAAGGATCTTCAGGTTCTCATCCATGTTGACCTGCTTTTTGAATGTCCAGCCCTCCAGCTCATATTCAATATTCCGGGAGACGCCCATCAGGACGATCAGCGCCTTCCCCGTATACTTAGGATTGAAAAATTTGATGATCTCAGCGCGATTTTTCGCATTATCCGCATTGCTTCGGAAGCGGGCTTCGATGTGGATCGGCCGCGCTTTGATCTTCTTGCCGTCTACCGTTTCGCCGTCAACCAGCGCGTTCTGTGAGGTGCTGATCTCGATCTCTGAAGATTCCAGGCCTGTGACAGCAGTTATGTCCAAGGGCTCTCCCGGTCCCATGGCCAGCTTCCGGCCGTTGCACTCCAGTACGATTCTCAATGTATTGTAAGTCATTACTTAACACCTCCCACCAGATTGCGGACCGCTTCACGCTGCGCTTTCGAGACTTCGCTGGGCGTTGCTGTCGGTACATTGTATGTATTCGTCTGGTCGACGTGGTTGTCGTTGTAAATGGTCGTTCCTCCGATTGCGGCTCCTGCACCTACAGAAGAGGAAACAGAACGTCCATTGAACGTGCCGTCGACTTCTGCCTTCAACGCGGAGACCATGCTCTGCATGTCTTTCCGCATGCTGCTGATGGCAGCGGGCATGCCTTTGCGCACGCCAACTGCTGTACCGGAAGGGATCGTTGAACCTACCTCACGCTCGAATACCCTTGACGGGGAGTGTGAATCCAGTTCGCTCTGGGCCGCTTCCTTTGCCTTGGAGGCTATGCTCCGGGCCGCGTCCTTGACCCATTCAATACCTTTCCTGATTCCGTTGGCCAGGCCGTCTGCTATGTCCTTACCTATCTGGATCATTTTCCCGGGGAGTGATGTCACGGTGTCAATCACACCATTGACAAGTCCCTGCGCCGCAGATATGGCGTTGTTCCTAAGGTCATTTCTCCAGTCAAGAACCTTCCTGGCAGCGCTCGACAGCCATTCCCACAGCTTCCCGGGAAGGGACATCAGCCAGGTCACGACTTCATTCACGAAGTTCGATGCCGCTGTCGAGGCATTGGAGGCCATGTTTCCTGCCCAAACAAGGACCTTGCTGATCGTGTTGTTCAGCCACTCGCCGATGTTGCCCGGCAGTGCGGCGAACCACTCCTGCATGTCCTGTATGGCCGCGGGGATCGTTTCAGTGAAGAATTCCGCTATCCCTGTGCATACCGCAGAAACAGTAGATACGATTGTGTTCCAGGCATTGATAACCGCTGCCCGGAAGCCTTCGTTTGTGTTCCAAAGGTAAATCAGTGCGCCTGCTATGGCGCCGATCACGGCCACGATCAGGACGAGCGGGCCGCCTGCCAGAGTCGTGATCAGGGATACAAGACCTGCGAAGGACTGGACCATGCCCAGAGCCGTCACGACACCTTGGATCGCTCCAACGACGCCCATCAGCGCCTGTACGAAACTGAGGATCTTCAGAGCCACCATGGCTCCGGCAACTGCGGTGAGCACGGTGATGATCTGGTCCATATGGTCTACGATCGCTGTTATGATCGAGACTATAGGCTCCAGTGCCGGGTGCGCTTCGGTCAGCTTGTCAATGAATCCGCCGATTGCCTCAGATGCCGCATCCATGGCACCCTGCAGGCCGTCTTCCTGAAGACCCTTAAGGATGCTGTCGAGTGCGTCTGCAATGCTTGTGGCCGCGTCACCGATCGGTCCTGATGCAAGTTCGAAGAGGGAAGCGCCGATATTCTTCAAAGATTCCTGAATCCGCTGGCTTTGATGTTCGAATGTGTCACTTACTTTTCCGTAAGCATCCCCAACGACATCTGCGTCAGTCTGCATGGCTTCCATATTGCCACGCCAGTCAGAATTCATGATCGATAAAGCACTTTTGCCGGCTTCGATCGAGCCAAACATGTCGATAATGGCTTGCTTGGCTTGAGGGCTTTGTTCAATGACGGTATCAAAAGCCTCTCCCCAGGTTTCAGCACCGTTTGCCTGCGCGTCTCCGACTTGTTCGAAGAGTTCTTCAAGTCCAGGGAGTTCATGACTCATCACCTGGAGGACTTCATTCAGCTCCCACCCTTCTCCCATTAACGATTTGAAGGATTTTCCAGTTTTTTCTTCCAGAATGCTGGATGCTTTTGTTCCTTGTTTACCAAGCTCTGCAAGAAGGCTGTTCAGCTGAGTAGTAGCTTGGGCAGTGGGAGTACCTTGTGCCGTCATGCCGGCAAGAGCTGCTCCTACCTGTTCAAAGCTGACACCAAAGGATGCTGCAGTCGGCGTGACCTGAGCCAGTGATGCACCCAATTCACCGACGGTAGTAATACCTTTATTCTGGGTCTGCATCAGGATTCTCTGCACACGTCCAATCGCTTCTTCACCGCTTATGCCATAAGCATTCATGGTTTTAGCGGTAGCAGAAAGCGCTGTATCTATATCCGTAAATCCGGCAGCTGCCAGTTTTGAAGACTGCTCCAGCATGGTTTGAAGATCTTCCATGGGTACAGATGCGGACAACGCAGAATAAGCTGCCTCTGTCAGATCAGTTGCTGCAAGCCCACTGGCTGATGAAAGCCTTAAGATATCATCTGACAGGGCCTGAAGCTCCCCATCTGTACCACTAAACAGGGTAGATACTTTGGCCATTCCCGATTCGAAAGATGCACCAGCTTCCAGCGCTCCTTTCCCGAGAGTAGTCAGTGAATCGAACGCCTTTGTCATCAGCTGGCCGGAGAATACCCCCAGCGCAGTCTCTGCGGAACGTGAGAGCCTCTGAAAACCCTCGTTCGCCCCGCTTTCATCTACTTTTGTGTCTATTAATACGTGTCCGTCAGCCTGAGACATAAATCACCTCTCAGCTCAGAACAGTGGTTATATCCCCTCCGTTCATGAGCACGTCTGTCAGGCTCTTCTCCAGTTCCCTCTCGGCTTTGGACCGCGGGATCGCAAACAGCTCCTTCATCTTCTGGTAATGCTGTTTCTGTTTTCTGGGCATATCAGGATCGATCTCCATCGTCCTGTAGCCGATGATCCGCGACAGCTCTGTGTCGCCGGGGATAGCGCGGAGAAGCGCCATAAATTGCCACCAGTGCAATGTCTGAGCTGTCAGGTCGATGTGATACGCGGACATAAAGGCTGCATATATGTAATCGGCATCATATTCAAATGAGAACGCATCAGCTGATGATCCGCCGTCCTGGCTCCCGTCATCCTGCGGCTCACGTCCGCATCGGTAGAACCATAAGATCTGCTGATAGGCTTCGACCCATTCTTCCCATGATCCGAATGGATAGCCGCCAAAGACCAGCACGGCCGTTGTGTCCAGTTTCTCCGCGTCGGTCATCTCCGGGTCCTCGATCAGCTCCGTGATCAGGATCCATGTCCGGAAGTCATGTGCGATCGGGTAGAACTTCCCGGAGATCTCCAGCGTCTTCGGGAGCGGGTCTGTCAGGATGCTCATTTTTTCTGGTGCCTCCGCTGCTGCCGGTTCTGGAATCCCTGCTGCATCTGCAGGTAACGGTTCCTCGTGTTGTTCATGCGGGCGTCTACATTGTTCCGCTCCGCTACGATCACCTCAAATGCGTCGAAGTGCTCGCCGACATTATTCTTGCCGCCGAAGATCTTCTCTGCGGTACCGGCTCCGAATACGGCATCAAAGAATTCGTTGATGTAAGCGCAGATCTCCTTCATTGCATCAGATGATCTTGCCCACTTTCTCTCTTTTGCCGCATTGGCTCTCTTCTGCATCTCGGCAGCGGCCGCCTCATAGCGCTCCATGAAATCAGCGTCCAGAAAATCAGCTTCCAGCTCAACATTGTTAATATTCATTTGTTATTCCTCCGTGAATTACATAAAAAAGCGGCAGTCACTACCACGTATAGTGCTGCCGCTCTGCCTCTTTCAGGTCAGTAAGCTCAATCAAGGTCAATCAAGCTCAATCAATATGTCGTGGTAAACTCTCCCGCCGTAAACGTCTTGCTCACTGTGTCGAACTTGCCGAGGATCGGATCGCCGACAGCGTTCAGTGTTCCGGAAATCTCGATCTTCTCGCCGCCGTTTCCGGAGAACTTGGACACCTCGTTCGAAACAGTGAACTTTCTTGCCGCAAACTCAGCGGCCTGGGCAGATGGTGTTCCAATCGGATTCCACAGGTCGACGCGGATATACTCATGGTGAGCATCAGCGCCTACTTTGTGGTCACGGCCATCCTTCCACAGCGCGAGGATCGCGGCCTGGGAAGGGATCAGTCTCGACGTGTAGTCGAAAGCCGTCTCATATCCTGTGATATCAGAGGTGGACGTCACCTCGTTGACGTAGGTCTCTTTGGAGCTCTTTGCTCCGGGGTTTTCGTCGATCGCAGTGAAGCCGGTACCCATCAGCTCATAGCTGGCTGTTTCGCCGGCGGCTGCGACATTGATGTAATCGGCGACAGTGTTGCGCAGGCGCGCATTCCTCTCGCCTTCGAAGATCTGAAGAAAATCTCTCATTTATGCCTCCTTGAAATACTGCAGGCTCAGCTGGATCTGATACCTGGCATTTTCCTCGTTCGCGTCCAGCATATAGCCGGGCGCCTGTATAATGATCTGCTCCGCTTCCATGCCTTCCGGCAGCTGGGGAAGGTTCCCCGCCGCGTTCTGTTCCTCAATCCAGTCGGCCAGCTTCTCGTAGAACTTATCATTCTCGATGTTCTGGATCCTGTCGAGTGAGTAGAACTCACGGCTCGCAAAGGTGAAGAACTTCTGTCTGACGGACGAGCCGTCGACATATCTTTCCACTATCGCGTTTCCGATCCCCATCTCAATGGAGTACTCCTGCGGCTGATCGCCAAGGGCGTCAACCCTGAATACTCCGTCCTTCAGGAGCGGGCATTCCATGAAGTATTTGCAGATCGCACTTACAATGCTATTTTCCGCCTGCGACAATCTTGCCCACCTCCCTCCTGAGTGTTTCCATGTGGTCGGCCTTCATGCGTTCGCACCAGAGCCGGCCGCCTTTCGGATGTCCGGGGCTCCCGCCTTTGTTTTCGTAGTACTGCCGGCGGGCATACGGCACGATGTACTGGATCTTTCCCGATCCGATGACCGTTCCGAGAGTGCCGGACTTGACAAGAGCGCCTGTCCGCATCGGAACATACGGATCCATCAGCCTCAGGCATTCGGAGTCCATGAAACGCTGGGCCTGCCTGAACCTGCCGGCATATTCATCACCCATGCCGGGGTTCCATTTCAGTTCCGCTGTCACGCTGCCGTTTGCGTGCCTCGTTTCAATGATCCTCCCTCTGGGTGTTTCAACGATAAAATCAGCAGCCATCACTTACCTCCGATCCGCCAGTGCTTAACACGGTCAGATCCGTGGATCGTGTTGTTGGCGAAATCTGTGATCGTGATCACGTCGACACCTGCATCCTTTGCCAGCTCCGTGATGTTCGCTTTGGATACGTCGCCGACCTTGTGAGCTCCGGGAACGATAAGATCCCCGTTCCTGAGCGTCCACCCGCTCCCGGAGTATCCAGTCCTGACATATTTCTCTTCCTGCGGATAAGGGATCCGGATCATGTACGCATGGCCGGCATCTACCGTGCCGCCGCTGCCAAGCGAGGAGCCGCGCCCCTCGTGGTAGTGGACGTCAAAAACAGTCGGGTGGAAGACTTCCAGACGCTGATCAGGATCTACATACGCATTAAAGAGCGTCACAGTCATGTTTGTTTCCACATCCGCATCCCACCTTTCTGTTAAGCCATCCCGTCGGCAGCAGGTACACCCTTGCGGCTTCATACATCTTGCGGTTGCAGAGCTTCTCTTTGGATTCACCGTCGATGCTCTGCGACGCATATGTGACAGAATAGCCGTCGTTGCTTTCAGATTTGACCGGGCCGTTCCCGGATGCCATCTGTGCAGCCTCGTGATATGCATCAGCCGCCGCACAGACAGCATCTCTTACGACATCGCAGTCCATCGCAAAGATATTACCGTTGGGGAAGGTCATGTACCGGATGTACGCCTCTGCCGCTTTCTCAGCAACGAGGAATTCGTCAAGTTCCATCTTGCCGCCACAACTGGCGTAGTAACTGTAATCTACGTACATCCCCATCACTGATCACCTCTTTCTCAGTTGCCTGCCTTCAGGATCGCGAACGGGCATCTCTGGGCCTTGGTGGGCTTGAGAGCGTTGATCGGGTTCGGGATCTCCCAGCCGAGTCTCATGACAGCGCGGAGAGCGACCATGTCGTTCTGCATCAGGTTGTAGGCGATCGTGCCGTCAGTGTTCTGGACAACACCCTCGGTGAACAGCTTGAAGGTGATATCCTGGCGGATCGCATATACAAGCTGGCTGAAATCACCGGCGATCATAAGGGCCTGAGTCTTGTCGAAGGCGCCGTTGCGGGGGAAGCTCATGGGAGAACCATCGAGCGCGTAGTTCGCCGCACCCTGCACGTTGTTGCTGGTGAAGATATAGTGGCCTGCGCCATCCTGAAGGGTTCTCAGCTTCGCTCTCATGGAGATATCAGCCATGTGGCCGTTTACGAAATAGCCGCACTGCTCGACCATGTCGATCACACCGTTCTCGCCCATGATCTTCTCATAGAGGTTGTCGGAAGAACCGAGGGTAACTACCTTGCTGGCAGCAGTCGCAGTTGCAACGATTCCAGCTCTCCAGGAAGTAGGCTTGTTGGTACCGAACAGGATCGCTCCGTCGATAACCTTACCGAATGCTTCGACGATACGAGGCTTGACCTCGCCCCAGATATCATAAGCGGAGTCATCGAGAACTGCTTCCGGGATCGGAACGATGACCGCGATCTCTTCTGCGACGATGAACTTCTTGTCCCACTCCATCTTGGTAGTCTGCTTCGCGCCGACATCGCCGTTTACGAAGTATGCAAGGGGCAGGGAATCAAGGACGGGCATCTTGTACTGCTTTGCAGTCATGTTGGGGAGCTTACGGCCTCTGGAAAGGACTGCGGACTGCTCCACGACGCCCTGGATGATCTCATTCGCTTCCTGCACAGGGATCAGTGCATCAGCGCCGGTTCTGTCGATGAACTGAGCATCAGTTTCAAAAAGCTGAAGGAAATTTCTGTTTCTGTTCATTTCTTCTCTCCTATCTTCGGATCGCTTAACGAAGGATCACTTCAGGAAAGCGTTCCGGATATTGTTGTTGATCAAATCGTTTGTGTTCTGGGCCGCCCCGGATCCGCCGCTCTGCGTGCCGGTGCTCACCCTGTAAGATCCGCTCTTGTACTGCGGATTAGCCTTCAGGAACTCGTCTGCGACCTTATCGAATGGCTTCTTGTCAGTGACCATGCCGCCGACCTTGAACAGCACAAAATCCATGTAGCCGTCAGCTACGCCCTTGGATCTGAGCGTGTCCTTGTTCTTGTAGTCCGCCAGCTCCTTCTGAGCGGCGTCGCGTTCCTGTGTGATCTGAGAAACATTCGGCTGCTGGCTCTGCTGTTTCTGTCTGAAGTCAGCCAGTGCCTGCGTCACCTGCTCCTCTGTCATGCCCTGCTGCTTGAAGTAGTTCGCAAGGGCTGCTCTGGATGCCCTGTCAGCTCTGGCATTGGCGATCTCCTCCGCCTGCTCGAAACTGTAGGACGCTCCTCCTGCGTTGCTCCCGGAATTACCCTGGGTTCCGGATCCCGCCCCGGCTCCTCCGGCGTTTCCGCCCTCTCCGCCGCCGTCCTCGAAGAGCTGAAGGAAGTCAAAATATTTCATGTTGAGGTACCTCCACTTTGTAAGATGTGTGAATCTGTCCCGCAGTACGATGCCCTGCGTTGGCGATCGGACTCTGCGGGAATCGAACCCACTTTCACCAGTTGAGCCCATAAAAATAGCGCCTCACCGAAATGAGGCGCCGGGAGCGTTGCTGAGGAAAACAAAAAAGCTCATGCAACTGCTTAGCAAACGATATTAAACAAACTCGATACAGCCGTATTCTTCGGCGATATCACAGAGACCAAGGAACCAGGCATCGATCAGATCTTCCGCGGACTGTGTCAGCTGATCCCAGTGCATCGCGACGTGGCCGTCAGCGATCGTGAACTCGAATCCGGGCAAATCGACGATTTCCTTGAGACCCTTTCCGAGCATCCAAGTCATTGCAGAAACGCCCGCACAGGGCACGCTCTGGCCTCTGGGCGCGGCTCCTGCGTGGCCGGAGACCTCTATGCTGTTCTGTCTTACTTTGACACTGATCATTGACCCACCTACTTCTTTCCGTAGTATTTATCCAAGACAGCGACTACCCGCTTCGCATAGGGAGACTGTTTCTCTGCCAGCTGTACCTGCACGAAACTGTCAGCCATAAATTCATCTGAACTCTCAAGCGAATACCTTGATATGCGTACTGCATCCAAACGCTCTTTTGCCTTTAATGCTGCGGTAGTATCGTTTGTGGTGCCCATAATGACGTCGTATTCGGCTTTCTTAAACTCCTTCTCAAGCTCCTTGACCTCCTGCTTATATTCGTCATAGATCTTGGAGATCTCCTTCCTGGCCGCCCTGATCCTGGAAAGATCAAGATCTACCCAGTTCTTGTTCTTACTCACAGGAGCCTGCATGTTCAGCAGCGTATGGGCAAACTCATGCGTTGCGACATACTCGCCTTCTGTGCCCTCTTTGATTCTGGGGATGTATCCGTTCGTGACCAGTTCCTTCATGCGGCTGATCATTTTCCCATAGTCGCCGAACTTTATAGGATTGACGATCATCTCCGCTGATCCAGTGGAATATGTGTGCCACGATGTCGCAAATGCGGTATTCCCAAGCGCCTCCTGTGGCGTCATGGTCCTAATCCGCATCAGGCTGGTATCATACTTCTCTGACAGTTTGCTGATCACGTTCTCGAACTGTTCACGTGCTTTTTCGTTCAGTTTTTTCAGATCAACCTGTATAGGGTTCATACCTCTGGGCATATCCTCGTAAGGTGTCATGTGCAGATTCTGCTGTGTTCTTCTGCGCTCATACACTTGTGCAAGGAAATCCTGCAGATCTATCTCCGCCCGCCTGGCTTCCTCCGCACGCTCCTTGTGTTTGTCGGCCTCGGTCTGGATCCTGCGCCTCTTCTCGGCCTGCTCCGCAAGGTACTGCTGGTACACATCCCTCGGAGGAGCTACGCGGCCTTTCATGTCGTAGTAGATCCGCTCCCTCTGCTCCGGGAGCTTCATCACCTTCGAGAAGCGCTTGTACTCGTCCAGCTGGGCTTGATACTTACACCGGGCAAGCATGACCTCGTCCTTGTCTGCTCCACCTTCCTTCAGGAGCTCCACTTTCTCCCGCTGGGCCCGCATGCAGCGCTCAATGTACCGCTGATGCTGCCGGGCTTCGTAGGCTGTGTACTCCTTGCCCTTGAAGATCTTCGGGGTGTTCTCTTCCCTGTTCATCTCGTCGAGCCACTCGTCGGAGTACATGCGCTCAGAGACTCCGGGGATGAAGGGGTAATAGTCATGATAGCAGTTCGCACCGAGCAGTCCTGTCACGGATCCGAGCCCGCATACATCTACAAGCTCCTTCTTGCTCCACACTCTGCCCTGCCACTCCTGGTGCGCAGGGCGTGCGCCCGCATGCCAGGCGACCTCGAAATGGTCTGTATTCAGGGCAGCGGCATTTGTGTCTGTGATCCTGCCGGCCAGCTGTGAGAGACCAGTGAGAACCGCCCTTCTGGCAGCTACATCGACGCGATCGTGACGGCCTGAAGCGTAGTCGACAGTCCGAAGCCCGGAATTGGTCATCTGCGTGACGACCTTGCGGATCATCGTGTTGTAGTCGAATGCTCCGGAAGCTATGCCCATCACTGCGCTGTTCAGATAATCGTCGAAGATCTCCGTGTGAGGTGTGAAGCGGAGCCCCTGGCCGTCGCCGTAGTCGAGCATGAATCCCATCGTTCCCGTGATGCTCTTCAGCTCGTTGTTCGACTGCGTGATCAGCGCCTGCGTCAGCTGCTGCATTTCCGTGTTCTGCTCATACGGCACAAAATTAGCGCCGACCTCTTTGTAGAGATCCGCGCTCCTTGTGTACTCTTTCTCGACCACATCGTCGAAGAGCTTCTGCATATCATTCTCGCTCAGCTCTCCCGCCTCTTTGATCATGTTCCGAATCTCTTCGGCCGAGTTTCCCATGATCGTGAGCCGCATGATCTGCCAGTCAGCAGAGGAAGTGATCTCCGAGGTCTTCTTGATCCTGCGGACGATATCCCTCATGATGTCCAGCTCCAGCTGGCGGTACCGCTTTGAAAATGTCTGGTCTACGAAATCCTCATAGCTGGGATTCATTAAGGCATCACTCCTCCAGTCTGTTCAGGGATCCTGCCGGCAGCGGTCTCTTCCGTCTCTCCGTACCACTTCGCGCGGTACTCGGCCAGCCCCATGACTCCCATTGAGACATCCTGCCTGTCCTGCTCGCGCTCGGATTTCTTATCCTCGATGATGGAGTCGTCAAAATCAATCCTGATCTCCACGTCTTCGGACAGGTTCGGAACGCGCGCCGCAATGCCAAGCCGGATGATCACCTTGAAGAGCTGCTTGAGGGTATCGTCCAGAACGAGTTCGTGCTTCTTCAGCGTCCGGAACATGTCGCTGTTCTCGCTGATCACCTGCGTGGCCGTTGTGATCCCGGAGGTATCGAAGCGGTATCTCTGGGTTCCGAAGCCGCACTTGACGGACAGGTAGTTGAGGTCATCGTTGATGCCCTTGCTGTGCTCATCGATCCGCAGGTCCATGTTGACCTCGTGGATCATGCCCCTCTCGCCGCCGTCTTCCCGGAAGTCTTCAGGCAGTTTGTAGAAAACTGTGTCATTCTCATCGAACACTGCGTTCCCGTCCTTATTGCTCAGCATTTCAGGAGCCACAAAGATGCGCTTGCGTCCGAGGCTGAATTCCTGTGCATATGAATCATACTTAAGGTCCAGGCTCCGGAGCACGTCGATCGCGTTTGCGAACAGGGAAATCCCCATCGGGTTTCCGTCGTCCGTCTCGCTCTTGTCGATGTTGTTGACGATGTTCAGCGTATCGATCACGAACTGAGGCTTGTCGGATCCAGTCTCGACTCTGGGAGCCAGTGTTGCGAATGCAGGAATGTCTCCCCACCTTTCCGGAGGGATCTCAGACCCGGATCCGTTCGTGCACTCCGCCACGCTGTTCTTGATCACATACAGCCCGTTCTCGAGCATGTGGAACTGGATGTGCGCGTATTTCTTACGGCGGAAGGTCTTGATCGACACGAAGGCCGCCTCGCTCACATAGCCGTTCTCCCACGTGATCGGGTAGATATTCGGGGCTGTGAAATACGCGATCTTGACGTCTCCGCTGAGGATGTTCCCCTCTTCATCGACCACAGCATTGTCAAGGTACGGCACGTAGGCCACTGTTCCGAGAGCCGCTTTCCTCTCCTGATACTCGTTGCCGAGCTTCCACCAGCGGGCATTGCTAAGGACGAGCTTCACGAAGTCATAGGTTGAATTCGCAACGCTGTCTTCTATCTTCCCGGTCTCTTCGTTTGGAGTGCCGATCGTGAACTTCGCGCGCTCATTCAGCAGGAGGTTCGCCATATCCTCGCATACCAGTTTGGCACCGCCGAGGCTGTGGCGCCGGCAGCGGGTGTAACCGGATCCGGTGTACACGCGGTATGTGTGGAACTTCGCGACGTTAGAGCGGTACCAGGAATCCCACATCCTGATGTATGTATAAAAAGACGGGTCGACAGTATCGATCCCGTTTTTCTTGAAATACTCAAAAATATTCATTCTTCCTCATCCTCTGCTTCCGGAAGCCAGCGCTTCAGGTGCTTCCACATTCCCATCACCATGTATCGGATCGCGTCCATAGCGTGATCGTCAACCTTGACCGGCTCTTCCTTGCCCCTCTCAATGCTCTTCTTGTCGTACTCGTATGTACCGAACTCGTCGATCGCGTTCTCCTGCAGCGGGCTCAGGCTTATCATGTCATAGGTGAGGAGCTTCTGAACCCTGCTGATCCCAAGCTTCACGTCGTTCTGCGCATCCCTCAGGAGCACTTTAAACGGCACGCCGGGCACCAGGCGCTTGATCTCTTCCTTGAGGCCCTGCGCACTTGGGTCAATGAACACATAAAACGTGCAGTGCGTACTGGGCCCCGGTGTGTACTGCTGATCAAGCGCCGTACACAGATCTATGAAGTCCCTCGCATATTCCGAAGGGCTCCGCTGTTTGCCGGTCTCGCGGCCGCTGTGGTAATACTCAGCAAGGCCGTCAAGCCGGTGCTTGTAATCGTC